CTGGAAGATATTGCCGAATAATTTTAGTCTTAATACCAGTGTCCTTGAGAAGCGTCGACACAGCGTCCATGTAATGCTTTTCTTCATTCAGGGTTGCCTTTTCGGAATTCTGAGCAAGAACATCCTTGGCGAATGCCTTTAGTTTATCTTTCTCACCATCAATGTCTGCAGTCTTAGTAGTGATATCATTCAGTTCCAAATTGAGTGCCTGAATCAATCTCTGTTGAACAATAATCTCATTGTTATGAGTGATAATCTCTGTATTCAACCCAGAAATTTGTTCGGAGAGAGTCTCATTTTCCGTGATAAGTTCTCCAAGTTTCGTAAATTCTTCCTGGAGTTTCTCCATTCCTGAAGAGAGTTCTTGGATTTTCTCTTGTCTGGATGATACGATGGTTTCTTTATGATCGTGAGCAATGCCTTGCTGACACGTCGGACACTCGTCTGTCTCATTATAGAACGAAACCTCTTTTTTGAGATCTCGGAGTTGGGTGGAAAATTTGGTTTTGAAAGAATCGAGTTTCTTTTGTTTTGTAGCGAGGTCTCCAAGTGCTGCCTTGGCATCTTCATGCGCAACCTTTTCGCCGAAGAGCGTAGTAACAAGACTCTGGAAGTTCGCGATGGCAAGTTCGCCATCGTCAATACGAGACTGAATTTCATCTGATCGTTTCTCCTTATTTGTCTCGAGAGTGTCAACATATTCTTTCTGTAGAGTTGCCTTTTGCTTTAGAACCTCGAGGCGACTATCTGCGGCAGTCAACTTATCCTTAATCTCAATGATTTTGTCTTTCAAGACACTATTCATCGTAGTAAAGATCTGAATGTCAAGAATGTCTTCAATGATTTCACGACGAGTAAACGCAGGAAGTTGCATGAATGGAGTAAAGGATGCGCTTCCTAGAATAACAATCTGTGTGAACGACTTATAATTCATCTTAAGAATTGATTCTTCGAGATACTTCTGGTAGTCACGAGCAGCAGCGTCTTGATTAATAAGTTCGCCATCTACATAAATCTCAAAGATATTCGGACGAATACCACGCACAATCTTATATAACTTACGACCAGTTTGGAATTCAATTTCGACCAGCAAGTTCTTCTTGTTGATGGAGTTGATCAACTGTGGTTTGTTGATGTTGCGAAATGGTTTATTGAAGAGAGCAAAGCAAAGTGCATCGAGCATAGTCGATTTACCACCACCATTTTCTCCTACGATCAGAGTGCTAGGTGACCGATCCAATTTAATTTCTGTAAACTGGTTGCCCGTCGACAGCATATTTTTCCATCGAATAGTATTAAAATTAATCATACAGTAACGTTCTGTGCCTCAACATAGAGAGTTTGTAGAATAGATTTGATTCTAGTCTTTTCTAGATCGGTAGAAATAGTATCGACGAAATCAGATAGAACAGTCATAGTATCCTCGACATTAAATTCTTCTTCACCCATTGCTTCGGTTTCAAACTCGGAGAAGTCTTCAATAATCTTTAGTTCGAGAAGATTACAGTCATAGAGTTTATCTACGAACCGATCAAACTTATAGAAGTCAGTTTTCTTAACAACAACTAATCGAACACAACACCCAACAAGTGCACTAACATCAAGCAAACTAGGATCGTCAGTAGTGTCGTCATAATAGATTTTATGGAAGATCCGATTGGGGTTCTCAAAGAATTCTACCTCGTTAGTTTCCGTGTCATATAGGTGATACCCTCTAGGGTCATTATAATCAGACCAAGTAAACTCATAGGTATTACCAAGATACAGAATGTTACCAGTCCGACTGCGATGGTGAAAATGACCAGAACAAACGAGAGGAAATCTATCAAAATGTTTTGTATCCATTCCATGGTCATTCGTATGCCCACGATACATTTGGAAACCTGCAAATTCAAAGTGTCCAAATACGGCTTGTGCAGGTGAGGCATTAACAATCTCCATAGTCTGATCATAGTTACCCGAACAAATCCAAGGAACTAGTAGTAGGTTTTTACCATCAACGATAATATTTTCTGTTTCAGAATAGGTAATTACGTTGGGATATTCGCGCAGCAACAAATCAAGTGCATTGACTTCATTGGTGTTCTTAAAGAATGTGTCGTGGTTTCCTGCAATCATGTGAACGTCGATACCAAGATCAACAGTTCGATCGAAGAAATACTCACGACACTTCTTCAGCGTATTAAAATTGATGTATTTCCGACGATCAAAGACGTCACCAAGATGGATGATTGTCTTAATCTGTTCACGCTCAAGATGAGGAAAGAAAACTTCTGTATAGAACTTATTAAAGAAGTTATCAAACGGAATTGAATCCGATCGTGCCCCGAAGTGAGTGTCGGTAATTAATGCAATTTTCATACAGTACGAATCGCAACCTTAATATCACGATAAAATTGATCAAGGATTTCGCGCACCTTTACCTTCTCAGAAGGTGATGCGCCATCGATTGCGATGTAGATATTGCTATTCAGAGAACTTTGCCCAACACCACGATCTGAATCTGCATCCATATCATTATGGAGAATTTGTGTTTCGATAATCATAATATTCTCACTTAGCAGGGGTGGTGGCGACAGGTGTAGGTTCAACTGCATTCTGGATTACATCGACAGCTTCAGGTGCTGGCAATTCATCGTCTCCAGCAAGATGCACAAGATTGATTCGACCATCACAGAGCATGTAGTGTTGATCAACACCAAGTCGACTTGACTCAAGGTAGATACATCCAGGATTTTGACGTGTAACTTGTGTTACTTTATTCTCGTGTCGTGCAACCATAAACAAGAGAAGAAGAAGTGGAATACCCAGACCAGCAGCGAACAAAAGACCAGTAGTATTCTCAGAAACCCATTTAGAAAACTTACTCATATAAACCTCCATAACATTAATACTAAAACAACTATACCTCATTTAACGTCAAAGGTCAAGGTTTTTTTCTTCTTTTTTGTCAAAATATTTTGGTCTACGTTTTGGCATAGGATTCTTTGGTGGTTGGTTCTCTATAGAACTATCATACGAATCATCGATTTGCTTACGAAGATAATTGATAAACTCATTGGTATGCTCAGAACCATCTGCGTCTTCGGTAATGATGCTGTTAATATCTAGATTCTGAATATAGCGATACTTGGTCGCCATATATTTCTTCTCTTTCTGGATTCGACGCAGAAAAGCATAGTATGTAATCTGAGTAAAGTAAGCAAAAGGATTCGAGGATTTAGCAGGATCGAAGTTGTCAACATATGTAATGCAGTTCTCAATACCATCTAGTACCATCTCTTCTCGATAGGTATAGTTGATGAAGTTTGCTTTATATGCGAGATGGTTTGCGATCTTAACAAAACACTCGCCGATATAGTTCGGGCATCGAGGTTTCGGTGTACCGTTTTCTTTGGAAGCAATAACCTTTTCTCTATACGCCACTATGGCAGCAAGAAATTCTTTATTGTTTACGTAATGTACGTTAGTTTTTGTCTTTGCCATTATTTACCCTCATTAATATAACTCCTTTATACCTCAAATAGACTGCAAAGTAAATGGTTTTTTTAATCTTTTTCTTCAAGAAAACTGTTGACTTGTTCACCCATTCAGGGTATAAAGACTATGTCGTCTATGAAATAAACCATTTAATGAAGTAGCTTACTACTCCTTGGAAAGACAGTCAGTCATCAATTGCCAACCTGACAATTTTGTAGTTGAAACCTTCTTCATTATAAATTTTAATACGCTCGACCATGTGATTCAGCGTATAATTCTTTTTGGTCTTCCAAGAGAGATCGTCACCAATATCAAAAAGATTACAACGTTCTTTCTGATTGCCCTTTCTTAATCCGCGACCAATAGATTGAAGATTTCTAATGCGGGATTTAGAAGGTGAAGCGAATACTACATTATGGAGGTTACGTATATTTATTCCTGTAGAAAAGGTTCCGTATGACGCAACAATAATTGCATCAGTTTCTTTCTCTGTAATAGATCGGATCTGTTCTCGTTGAGCAGTATCAGTTCCCCCATAAACGAAGAAAACTTTTCGGGAACTTCCTGCCTTTTCTTTAATCATTTGATATAGAACATCGCCGTGTTTCTCGACGAATTGGAACAAGACTAGCG